GAATATCTCGAAGATCTCGACATAGCCGGGGGCGTTGCCGGCGACGTGGTAACGCATAATCCGCCCGATGTCCGTGCTTGCATCGAACGTATACCCAACGGCCGTCATCGTGATATATCCGGTGGTGGCGCTAGCCGTCATCGTAATCGTGCTATCAGCGTTCTCGTCTAGGTACGGTCCGTCGATGATTGCCACGGAATCAAGCGCCCAGTGAACGTGCCAAAAACTGTCAGCGCCCCTCGTCAATTGCGCTGGCCGATGGTCTGGATGCACTATGTAGAGGAAATCCGCAGACTGGGCAAACTGCAAGTCGAATAGCTCCGACTCAGTGTACGACGTGGCGACTTCTTTCTGTAGCCCGACCGGATCTCCTGCGGGATTCGCCTGGATGCGATGCGTCCCAGACCCTACGCTTGAAATTGTAATCGGAGAGCCCGTTGGAGTGGTCGCGAGCCTGAATTTCTGGCGCAGGTAATCGCCGGTAGGTGTCAGCGTGCATGTCCCGCTGCCTACTGCTGATACATTGACACCACCGCCACCGGCCGAGGTGCTCAACTCGTAATGAGTGGCATCTATCCAGTTGATGTAGTAATCCGTGTCACTATCCATTCCGACAGGATTGTAGCCAGTAGTGGTAAGCCGGAACGGTCCTTGCTGGTCCGTGTACCCGTGCGCATCGGTGGTATCGATAACACCGGGGCTCGCTATCGGGCAATCGGTCGCCGCGTCGAACGTGCTCGACTGCGGCAGGCGGATGTAGTAGTCGGTGTCGAGGGCAACTTGTGGCGAGGTCGTAGGCAGCGCCCCCGATGTATGTGTGAAATGGACCGGACCCTGACCGTCTACATAACCATGCGTCTGGTCGGCTAAAAGGTTCCACATCTCTTCTGTATTCAAATCAGTAGTCACATTGGCAGAGACTATGATGTCTTCTTTTAAATCCGCAGCTTCATCGGCAAAGATGCGGATTGTCGAGTCGCTGAATTCCAGCATGTACGTCTGCGAGTTTGAAAACGTGAACGGTACAAGACGGCTCTTGACGGACTCATCCTCAACCGTCTTAACGAACCGAGTAGCAGGCCGACGATGCACGCCACCCTCTGGATGCACGATGAAGTTCTCAATCGTCGCAGCACCCTTGCCGTACTTATCCGTATCCGGCCGACCCATGAACTCGGGAGACACCTCTCCCGCGTTAAATGCGAACATCGGCTGTGACACCTTAGGCACTAACTACCACCTCGCATCTGTGAAGGCATTCGCATCGACGGCGCGGACCTTCTCAGTCTGGCTATCCGCAGAGCGAGCTACGTTCAGCTTGTTCCGATACAGCCCCGCCATCTGGTCTACTACCGATGTAGTCTGAGTGAGCGGTTCTGCCCATTCCATCGCAAGCCGTGCTGCAAGAGCCTCTCGGAACGTCGAGTCCATCTCGCCCACTTCTACCGACCCGATGTAGAGCAGATTCAGCGGGGCACCGATGTCCGTAACGATCATCCGCCCTTCGTTGCGCCACTCCTCACCGCCGGCATTCTCCACCTCCACCACGCGCAGGCATCCGGTTGGGAGGTTGTACGCGTACGCATAGCCCCACGTCGGAGTTGCAGCATTTGCCGCAATCGCAGCACGCTTCAAAGCAAAGTTCCACGGAAACTCACGAAGCAACGCATCGCGGATATCCGCATAGGTACGCGTAGCAAGCCGACCCGCTGGACTCACATCCGTCGTATTGACTAGATTCTGTTCCCCGAGCTTCGACAGCGCGGAGTTGATGACATCTATATCAGCAGCCATGGAACCCTTTCAGGCTACCAACGGGCGACAGCGGCAAGGAGGTGAGGAATCCGCCGCCGCCCGAGGGCAGTCACTAGCTGTCAGTCGCCCGCGACGTAGAACGCCTCGAGCTGGACGAGGCTGATCGCCACTGTCGGCTCAACCGTCATCGTGAAGACGAGGTCAAACGACACCTTTGGATCTACCGTGTACGTCGATGCGGCAGTGATGTTGACGAGTTCCCAGAGTTGGAGGCCGATGTTCTCCGTGTCGTAGTCTCCGTTCTCGAAGTGCTCAACGCGATCGTGCGCGGTGTCGATGTCTACCGCCGTGGTAGAAAAAGCATCTACGCAAGCCGCAGCCGGCAAGGCCCCGTCATGGTTGGCGCCGCTGAGGTAGATCCCAAGGTCCGCATCTCCCGCAGTCGATCCGCCGTCCGAACTCAGGAGCAACGAGTAGAGCACGTCACTCGACTTGAGAGTGAGCATACGGACCTCTTCTCCGACACCCGCCACAGTACCCATGCCAACCCGCGCATGTGAACGCCGCTGGCGGGAGTGGGCCTTCTTGACCGATACTTTCTTGGCCGAGTCGATCGCGAGTTCCTCGGCAAGAGCGCCAACGCCGTCCTCAACGGTGCCGCTCGAATTGTAGTGACTACTAAAAATGGACATATTGATTCCTTCTCATTGCGACACGACACCGCATCGCACAATGAACAGGCAGGGGGCCACGACTCCGCGACCCCCAGCCGATTCAAATCCCTACAGATCCTCGTCGCAGAGAATCTCTACAACGCCAACCTGATCCATCCGCACAGCACCGATATCCATCTTGTAGGAAATCTGCGTACTGTGATTCTTCCCCGGAAGGATGTCGATGTTCGATGTGACATCCGCACCAATGGCGAGCTTCATCGACTGCTTACGCCAGCAGAAGACCGACCGGATGTTGCCGGTAGCCTCCGGCAGACGTTCCGACTTGAGGAACTTGAACCCAAGCCAGGAATCCACGGAACCATCAACAAGCGCGCGTACGCTGTTGAAGTCGCTCGATGTAAAGTCCGTGCTACCGAGCAGGCCCTCACGCTGTTCCGCCGAGCAGACGCAGTACCACTGATTGTCCCCGTCATCCTCGGGATTCTCAGCAGCTTCCAGAATCCTGCGCGCCGTGCGCAGCTTCGCGGTAGTGAGGTTCGACGTGCCCACAGCGACCTGATAGTTCGTGGTGTCGAACGCGTCGGTCCCCGTTCCCGTCTTCCCCGTAGCCACCGTGGCATCGAAGGCAGAAATGATCGTGTCATCAATCTGCCGATTCGCTGCCGACGCCATGTTGCGTGCGTATGCGCTGGTCGGGCTGGTGATCGTGCGAAGAACATCCGCGCGGTCCACCAGATCATTCACCGCGTAGGTCGTCATGCTGACGCGCCTGCGGCTGTGGGGAGTGTCGGTGTACTCGGTATCACCGTGACGGGTCGATACCTCGGACATGGCAGTAGCAGAGATCTGATCGAAGTAGGTAAACTCGCCGTTCACCGTTTCGACATCCACAGCACCGCGCAGGTTGCTACCCATCTGCTGCTGCAGCATCTGGATGTTGTCTTTGTACTGCTGCTTCATTGCAGTAGTAATTTGCGTGCTCATTGTGAGAGCCTCCGTAGTTGAATTGATTTCAATCCAAACCGGCTACCCTCAGAGCTACGCCGGACCCTTGCGGGCTACCCGTCTGCAACTGTGGACCGCTTCTACCCCTTACCGTTGGGGCGAACGTCAACCTGTACTTGCTCGGACCCTCGCGGGCTATCCGACTTGCTTACTCCTCGTTCGCGAATTCCATCGCGTAGAGATCATGTAGCCGCTTATTCGCCCATTCGTGGCGCGGATTATCCTTATCCGTGTACTGCGCGATGAAGTCCGAATCGGCCATGAGTTCCTGTCGAGTCTGTCTCGCTTCTTGCCGCGACATCGTGGTGCGTGGTGCTGAATCTCCAACGAGACCATGCTCACTCATGCGCCCGCCGAGACTCGCCAACAGCTTGATTACAGCCGGGTTATTTCCGAACGTAGTCCCGTCAGCCATCGCGAGATCCAGAATCGACTCATCACCAGCACCCGCGACCAACGCGCTGCGAGCGATTGCCACCTGAGCGTCATAGCTTGCACCCCACTCGGTCTTCAGATCCTTGAGCGCGGTCTCCTGAGCCTGCTGAACGTTCTGCTGTGAGTCCGTATGCTGCCCGCCGACTAGCTCGTAGTAGTCCTTGAGCACGCCCATTAGCTGCGTCTGTGACAGCCCGTGCCCGTGCATCCGAGATACGATCTCCTCCTGAAAGCCATCGACCATCGGCAGGCCTTCGGGAATCTTCAAATCAGTGAGGTCATAGTCTTCAGCCTTCGCGGGTCGCCCGAGCTTCAGATAGTGCGCGTTTCGCTCTTCATCCGTTGAGTTCTCATTCAACAGCGCAACCTTGTCAGCGCCTACCATCTTCTCCGCGTTGATGTAGTTCTTCGCCAATGTCTTCACATCAGGCACCTGCGACACGGACGGATTACTCGCGAGGTCGGGCACATCGGACAGATACTGTTGCTGCCAGCTCTGTACCGGCTCGCTGATTGTTACTGCGGGTTCCGGCGCTACTTCTCCACCGCCCGTTGGTGCGTCTAGTGCTTCACTCATTCATCTGCTCCATTCGTTTCTCTGTCACGTATTCCTCGAACATCCGGCGAATTGCCAGATCTTCCTCCCTCAGACGCTCCAGCACTTGGAGCCACGCTAAGCGCGTACCTTCGTTTCTTGCTAGCTCTGTCGCATCGCCTGACGAGGGCCAGGTCGATTGCTTCCCGTACCAATGCTCATACATCCACATGAGTACAAACTTGCCTGCCTCAGTATCGAAGCACCGCTGAAACTCTTCCCGCTCGCGATCAAGCCGGTTCCTCGCCCGAGTCTTTTTCGTTTGCAGAAACTCCATCTATCCCTTCGGCATCTTGTTGATCCGCCTCTGGATCTTGTTCGCGTCACCCTTCGTCATCGCGCCATCACGCGCCGATTCGAGCTTCAGCAGCAACTCAGACTTGCGAGTGATTAGCGGGGGAGACTCAACGGGGGTTAGCCGCTTCGGCTTCGATGCCGCCTGCTTCCGTGCGCCCTTCTTCCTGAGTGCCATCATTGTTCCTTGTGCCCGAGTTCCTTCAGGCGTTCGTTGAGTCGAGCAACGCGCGCGGGAGGTTGCCCCTCGCGGTCACGCGAACGCAGACACGCCTCAATCATCTCGGCTTTGCTTGGCGTCACATTGTTCCTGTTGCGCACCTGATTGTCTATCGCGCTATCGCCCTTCTTCTTGCGTCCCATTAAGCTGCCCCACCCCCTGCGTTCGGTACCGCTTTAAGTAGTTTCGCCGCCTGGTCGGTTTCGACTATGGCGTCTTGCTGTTCTTTCTCTTCTTCCGCCATGCGCGCCCGCGCCTCGCGACGTACCGCAACCTGCCGCGCATCGCGCATCATTACGCTAGGCACTCCGAGTGCATCGGCGAGCTCCCGAGCTCCACGGTCGAAATCCACAATGTCGAGCACTTCAGGCTCTACTTGAGCCAAGTTGGAAACGTGCGTTGCGAAATCAATTATTGCCCGCGCATCGCTCGTTTGCTGAGCACGTGCTACGGGGCTTACATAGTTGATTCGCAACGGCTGGCCGGCAATCTCTGGAGGTTCCTCGGGTAGTCGGCCTGCACGAGATTCAATCGCATACACTCGCTCGACGATGGGCTCCAGAAGCTCCGTCTGCATCCGGCCTAGGATCGGGCCCTGGTGGCGCATCATCTGCGCGGATAGCTCGAGCACCTGCGTAGCGGTCATGCGTGGGTCGCGAATCATCTCGACTAGTTGGTGCAGGAATGCCTCTTGCACCGACTTGCGAGTAGACGCAATCATTGCCTCAGTGATTGAGAGATTCCCGTGGAATGGCAATGACTGAATCGCGGGCTTCATCGAAGACATGTTGGAGTCTACGGAAATCACCGACTTCGGGATGAAGCTCAAGTCACCGGGTAGCACTGCCTGCGAGTCAACAATGTAGGGCGGGAAGACAGCCATTTGCGCAGCGCTGAGAGTGACCTTGACCATCTCGTTGAGCATCTTCGCATCGCAGATGCCATCGCCGCCGGGGCCACGTCCGTACACCTCGCCCGGTTCCACCTTCCAACGCGGAGTAGGCATCGGCAGTTCGTTGTAGCCGCCCTCATCTACAATCGCGCGGTCCGCTTCTGACAGGAAGAAACTCGCCCACTTCTTGCCGGAGTTGTCGAGGTTGCCGATCACATGGTCATCGTTCGGAAGAATGATGTGTATGTATTCGGCTTTATCCTCGGTATTCTTTCCTTCGAGCGTGCGCTTAGCGCTGCGTACCTTATCGCCCCAAAGCGACACAGCCTGCCGAGCGGTAAGCTTGAAGATGCGCACGATGGTATCAATGCGTCCGGTCGGGTCCTGCGCTAGATACAGCTCCTGCAATGGACGGGCAGAGAACTGAACACCCTTACTCGGAACATCGTCGATAAAGATCGAGCCAGTACCAAAATTGACGATATCGGTAAACGTCTCCGCCATCTGTGCATGAAAATTTGCCTCCGGTGCGCCGAGTGCCGCGTACATCCGCTTTTCGGCGGCATCGAGCCACTCTACTGCGGGCTTGATATCGTTCAGCGCGGGGTTCTCGAATTGCAGCTCGAACCAACGCGCGCCGAGCGGAATCAGAAGGCTGTGCATTGCACCGGAGAGCAGGCCGGATGAAACGCGGAACGTGCCATCATAGATAGGCTGCAGCCGCTGCCGACCCGGCGTAGCATCTACCGTGAAGTCGCGACGCCCAAGACCGCAATCGGCAATGTCCTGCCATACGGCCTCAGTTGTGCCGCGATAGCTTACTAGCTCATCTGCACGACGCTTAAGCGTCTCGTATGTAGCGCCCGTTGCCACTGTTACCCCAGCACCGATTCAGCGCGTCCCTTCTTGAACGCTTGCTGTTGCTTCTTGCGGGTGAGAATCTGGAATGCTTCCGTTTCTTCATCCTTGCGGCGTTCATCTGCCGCCCGAATCCGCGCCTTGCGCTTAGCGGTTTTGCCGGTGAGGTCGTCGAGCTTGCTCGAACTGCCGCCCGATGCGCCCTTACTGATGAAGCTGAAAACCTTACCCATTGATTCCCCCGTTACTCATACGATGCCACCACCCGCTAGCTGCGGCTGTGGACTAGACAGCACAGAGCGCGTTGGAGTGTTCAGAATCGAATCCTGCCTACTCGTGCCGCGTAGCTTCCGCTGCCGCCGCTGCTCTTCCCTCACTTCCTCATCGCTGCGTTCAGGAATCTCGGGGAACTTAGGAGCAGAAAACAAAGAAGCCATTTAGACAACTCCTTGCGAGAGCGGGTCATAGTCGAGACCAGTCATGCGCGGAAACTTGTTCATAGGCTCCGCAGTGCGAGCCATGCGCTTAGCCATCACGCACATGCGGGTAGCTGACATGAGGTCGTCGTCCTCTTTCACAACTCGCCCGTCTTTACGGTGATATGCGTCGAACTCGTTGAACCATGCCTCTAGATGGTGGAACACTTTGAGCCGACCCGAGTTCATGCGCTCGAGCATCTCCATGAGTCCAGCCTCGAAGCCATGCCCGCCATCGTCAAACGTCGCATGTTCCCGCAGCATCCGAACACCCTGCCGCCGATACAACTCCGCTTCGGTCTGCTGGCTATCACGGTCGCCGATACGGTTCCCGTCGTGCGGCCACGCCCAAGGCATCCCCTTGTTCCACTCGCGGATTTCAACGGACATCTGTGAGGGTGTCTGCTCGCGTGCTCGGTACGCGTGAGTCACATAGATGCAATCGCTATCCCTATCCCACGCTGTAGCCACGCAGCCCGTAGGGTGGTCCCATCCGAAGTCGATACCGCCGAGCAAAGGCCAATGGTCGGGGATCTCGAACGGCTTCACCGATACAGACTCGATCGTAACGGGGAAGACGCGACCACTACCGCGCATCGGGATGCCGCGCATCCGCGCCTCGCGTTCATGCGGAGGATAGGACGCGAGGATTGTTTCCTTCTCGTTCTCGGTGTAGTGCCCGACATCATCGAGCGTCATCATCGTGAGGGAACGGTCCATCGTCGTCGGATGCGGATAGAACATCTTGACCGTCTTGGTCATGCCGAGGAGCGGCGTCAGGGTCATGAGCATGATCCCGTTACGCGCATTCAGCCGAGTGAGCCCCTCGGTGTAGTGCTTCGCCGGTGGTTCCTCATCGCACCATATACCGTTGAGAGACTCACCTGCCCATCGGTCGAGCTGCTGCTCGTACGACTTGAAGCCGATATAGGACTCCCCGCCGGACTTGTGCTTGATGAACACCTGCGCGACGGCATTCGCAATCGTGCGAGCCATCTTGATCTCACTTATCGCGTTCTTCGGGATTGCTCCGGTTCCGTAGTTGGTCCCCTCACCAAGTAGAAGCCTCTGCACGGTATCGCGAGTTCCCTCAGCGGATGTGCCGGCAACCCAGAAGCGGACGGGTCCGTCAAACCGCCGACCTTCCCACCAGTCTGGGTAGCGGCCGGTACAATGGAAGGCGACTTCCATTGCGGCGGAGTACGTGTTGTGATGCACGAGCCCGGCAAGCACGTAGTTATGCGGACCGGGAACTGTGAAGTCGTATACATCATGGACGCCGATTGGCTTTATGTGTACAATCTTATTTCCGCTAACCGAGAGAGGGGAGAGACATGCCTGCGAAGATTCACTTGAACGAGACTGACCTGCGTCATGCGATCGAAGTTGAGAAGCTGACGCAATCGGCGGCCGCCAAGCTGTTCGGCTGCTCTGAGGATACGGTGCGCCATCGGTGCAAGGAGTTGGGGGTGCAAACGCAAAGGACCGGGCCGCGCTCTGGATCTGGTCACCCAAATTGGAAAGGAGGTCGGAACACTGACCCCAAAGGCTATGTTTGGATCTACGCGCCTGACCATCCGAATTGCACGATTCACGGAGGGCGCGTCGCTGAGCACCGGCTTGTGATGGAAGGGGTTCTCGGTCGCCTGCTGGACCGGAGGGAAGTAGTTCACCACAAAGACGGCGACCCAGGGAATAACGATCCCGAGAATCTGCAAGTGTTCCGAACGAACGGTGAACACTTGAAGCATGAGCTGACTGGAAATCACGCTCATCGGTACACTCCTGAAGTTCGGGCGAAAATTTCAAAAGCTCTTCAAAGAGCACATAGCCTTCGGAAGTCAAAATCCGGTGACGGTCAGCACACTCGAACCACCGCCCGTCACTCATCGTGACCCGGTAGCACTCAGCCGGATCGTCCTTCTTGAACACGGGGCCGGCCATCGCCTTGATGACTTCGCCATCCTTGTACGCGTAGACCTCGAACTGCTCGCCAGACTCGAATAGCTCCCCTATCGTCTTCCTGCTACCATCGGGCAAATCGATAAAAGTGTTTAAAGTCGCGCACTTACCGGATTGATTGCCAGCGAGTAGAAGCCTCTCACGCTTCGTTGCCCCGAGGTTGTGGAATTCCTTCTGTTTCGCATACGGCTCATAGGACAGCATCTTGTTCTGCGTGAGTGCTTTCAGGATGCGTGCTGTCTTTTTGATCTGGTTTGTACTCATTGCAGAATCGGCCCCGCGTCCGGCGTCTCGTCCTCATCCGGTTCCTCATCCGATTCGGTCACTAGGGACTCGGTGAACTTCTTGCGCATGTTCGGGTCGAGGCTGTCGAGCAGTCCGCGCAAGAAGACTTGGATGTCATCGGGGCTCATGCCGTCAATATCCGCGTCGAAGTTCTCATCGTTGCCGGCTTCAAGGAACGTGCCGCTAGCGCGTCCGAGCAGCTCCAAAGACTTGTTGCAGGCGGCGAAGTCACGCTTGGTCACATCGACTTCGACTTCTACGCCGTCCTCGCCCTTCTCGTAGGTACGGGCGGGGCGATTGTCTCGGCCGATCACCGCGTTGCCCTTCTTGGCGGCGCGCAGGTTCTCGCGGATGCCCTCGACTACTTCGTCTCGAGACACAGCGCCGGCTGTAACAGCCTGATCCTCAATCCGCTTGCGTAGGAAGTCGATGCGCTCGTTCACGCCGGGGCGGTTCTTTACTTGATACGGCCCTCGACGGTGACAACCGTCATAGCCTGCGGCGACATGCGCGTCTTTCAGGGATTGCCCCTGAGCGACAGCCAACGCAAAGCGCTCGTGCTTCAGCACCTTCAGCGGGTCTTCACCTGGAATCGGCATCGCTACCCCCAGACGATTTAGCTAACAGCAGCACTCAGCGGTGATGCGACAGTGCCGGATGCGTTCGTGTGTCCAGAGATGACCCACGCGCCGGCTGCGCCATCCACGAATCGAATCGTATCGCCGACAATCCCGCCCTTCGTGGTGCCGTTGAGCGTCACCGTGTCGAAGTTGTCCGCCGCGAGGCAGGGCATAGAAATCAGAGTGTCGGAGGTATCAACGTCGGTCTGGAACAGGGTGCCTGCGAATTCGTCGGTAGCGTTCACCACCTGAATGACAGTCCCGTTCGTGTTCACTTCGCCGATAATGAACTCGTATACATCGCCAGTGCCGCCCGCTGCGGGCAGTGTGTAGGTAGCGGCGGCGGTGCCGGTCACGTAGAGCAGCCGGCCGGCGTGCTCAGCGGCGGTGATTGCATCGGTAGCGGTGAGCGAGATGACGCCCGTAGCGTTCTCTTTACTCCAGCTCCCCGTAGAGGTGTCGAAGAAAACCGACCAATCCCCGGTTGCTGCCGTGGTTGTCGCCGTTGGAATCTCGGTGATGTCCATGTACGCCAGCGCTCGTCCGTCGTTTGCCATTGAAGCCCCCGTAGAGAGAAAAGTACACCGCCGGTATACTCTTAGACCGTGGTCCATTCTTAGACCGCCGTCTAATCATGGAGTACACTCCACCGAAACGTCAAGCGGAATTGTGCATTTTGTGTAAAAACGCTGGCTGACAGGTGGGAAAATGAGCG